TCCATGCTCCGCTTGCTCCCCTGGCTGCCCTTGCTGTGATGGTGGCAGTAAATGACCGCACAGCCCAGCTCGGTACATACCTTGTCAAACTGATTGCAGAATTTCGCCATCTGGTCGGCGCTGTTCTCGTCGCCAGTGATGACCTTGTAAATGGGGTCAATAACGATTGCGATATAGTTCTTTTTCAGGCAGCGGCGTATCAGCTTGGGTGCCAGTTTATCCATAGGGATGGAGCGGCCACGGAGGTTCCAAACGTCGATGCTCCCCAGGTGCTGCGGGGGGTATCCCAGGGCCTCGTATACGTCCCGAAAACGATGTAGGCAGGAGGCCCTATCCAACTCCAGGTTGACGTACAGGACACGCCCCTGAGCGCAGGAAAAGCCCAGCCACGGCCGCCCCTCGGCGATAGAGCAGCACAGCTCAATGAGAGCATAGGACTTGCCGGCCTTGCTCGGCCCGGCCAGAAGCAGCTTGTGTCCCTGACGCAGAACGCCCTCAATCAGAGGCGGGGCCAGCTGGGGCAGGTTGTCCCAGGCGGAGGCCATGTTTTCAGGATCGGGCAGGTCATCGCTGACGCTCTCGATCCACTCCCGCCACTCTGTCCATGAGGCTTTTCCCAGGTTGGTGTCCACCAGAAATTGCTTGTGCCCGTTCCGTACCGCCCCCGGCAGGCGGGACAGCCGGGAGGGGTTACGGTTCTGGCGGTCAATGTCCAGGCCGTTTTTTTGACATATGCTGTACAAGAAGTCAACCCTTGTCCGGTACTCCTCATAGGTGGCGGCGTCAATGCGGACAATGGCGTGGAGGCTTTTCCCTCCCGAGTGAACCAGTGCTGCGATGGGCAGTTCCAGTTCCCGGAGGACAGCGTTCTGCGTCTCAATGGGAAGGGTGTCCGATTCCACCAGCGCATAGCGGAAATCCGTTACATTCTCGTTTTTGACACCCTTTCCATCCAGGGGGTTGAAGCGGATCCAGGCCCCTGTGCCGGGGTCATAGTCGCCCAGCGCCGCCCCCAGATCATTTCCGCACTTTTTCAGCTCCTCGATCAGTTCTCCAGCTGTGCGGTCATAGCAGCCCTTTGAGGGAAGCTGCTTTCCATCTTTTTCAAAGGACCGGGTTACATAGCCCACAAAATCGTTTGGATTGAATAAAATCTCCAGGTATCGAATAAGTTCTATGTGTGGTGACCATTGCTGCGGCTCGGATACTTCCTTGTCCTCCAGCCAGTTGCGATCCACTACACCCATCGGGTCCCCCTCATGCAGGCCCACTATGTCGTTCCAGCCCATTTCATGCCCGTGCTGCTCCCGCCCACCATTCTTGGACGGCGCAGTCTGCCAGCCTCTGGAACGCGACAACTGCACTATGGTTCCCGCCGTGACTGGGTTCGCGCTGCCGTGAAAACCATTCCATTTCCGTTTACATTCGCCGCTGTGATATCTCGCCGGGTCCCGGCGGCTCCAATCCTCCCACACTGAAACGGGATACCCCGATTCCTTCAAACCCATTCCTACGGAAAGCCATTCCTGATATGTAAGGCCAGCCGGGTCGATATGCTCTAGCGCCTCCAGCAGATCAAGGGTGTTTTCCATAGACTATCTTTCCTCCGGTTGATATGTTGCTGGATCAATACCACGCGGAGCACCTTTCCAGCCGCCTGCGGCAATCCGGTTTATCATCCGATTAGCCGATTCAAAAGACCATTGGCCCACATGCAGGAAACCATAATTTTCCAAGCATCTGATTTGCTTTGGCGTCGTAAGACCCGCCTGTTTTCTTTTTTTTAACCGACTTATCAGCAGAGACGCCTTGCCTGCATTTTCGATTTTATCAGGAAAAATTCCGAATTCCTCCAATACCTCTCGTTGATTGTCAGAGGGCGGCCCCATTTCCCAGCCGAAAGACGGGACATAGCTGGACAGGTCCTCCGCCTGTATGCTCATCTCAAATTGCAGGGGGTCCACCAGCTTGCGCTTGCGGGAGCGCATTTCGGCCAGCTGCTTTGCCAGGGATTCCTCCCGCTGGGCAACAACATCCTCGCTGGCCTTTTTCTCTGCCTCCTCAATGTCAACCGGACATCCGGCCGCTTCGATATTCTCGGTCATTTTCCGGGCAACCTCGTCCGATTCACAAATTAGGTTTGCAGGATGACACAGCTCATGGCGCTCGGTATGCCACAGGAAATCCAGAAGCAGCAGGTCCTCTTTGCCGGGGAACAGGCGGGTGCCACGTCCTACCATCTGGCTGTACAGGCTCCGTACCTTGGTGGGCCTCAACACAACCACACAATCCACGCTGGGGCAGTCCCAGCCCTCGGTCAGCAGCATGGAGTTACACAGGATATTGTACTCCCCCCCGTCAAAGGCTTTGAGGACTTCCGCACGATCTTTGCTGTCGCCGTTGACCTCCGCCGCCCGGAACCCCTGGGCATTGAGCAGGCGGCAGAATTTTTGCGAGGTTCGTACCAATGGAAGGAACACAACCGTTTTACGGCCAGCACAATATTGCTGCATTTCCTGGGCGATCTGATGCAGGTATGGGTCAAGGGCCGTGTCAATGTCGGAGCTCTTGAAGTCCCCTGCCTGCACGCCTACGCCCGATAAATCCAGGCGCAGCGGAATGGTGACGGCCTTGATCGGGCAGAGATATCCATCCTTGATCGCCCGGGGTAAGGTGTATTCATAGGCCAGGTGCTCGAAATATTGGCCCAGGTTCCGCATATCACCACGGTCAGGGGTGGCGGTGACGCCAAGTACCCGGGCCGCTCCGAAGTGGTTCAACACGCGCTGGTACCCCTCAGACAGCACGTGGTGGGCCTCGTCCACCACAATCACATCGAAGTAATTCGCCGGGAACTGTCCCAGACGTTTCTCCCGCATAAGGCTCTGGATGGAGCCAACAGTCACCCGGTACCAGCTGTCCAGGCAGGTCTCCTCCGCTTTCTCCACCGCGCATCGCAGACCTGTCGCCTGGAGCAGCTTGTCAGCCGCCTGCTCCAGCAGCTCCCCCCGGTGGGCCAGAATCAGGCACCGGCGGCCGGCACGTACCATGTCCTCAACTATCTTTGAGAAGACGATGGTTTTTCCGCAGCCCGTGGGCAGGACCAGAAGTGTGCGAAGAAAATCACCATTCCAGTCCTGCTCCACCGCCTCCCGGGCCTCCTGCTGGTAAGGACGCAGTTCCATCAGAATACACCGGAGCTCCAAGGCGAGGGAGCCTCCTTGGGCAGTTCAGACCATCCCTGCATTTGCGGCTGTCCTGCGGCAGGAGGCACGGCGGTGACTTTCGGAGCAGTCTCCGGGTCATAAAACTCCGTGATCTCGTTGCCCTCCCGCTCCTTACCGTCATTACCCGTCCACTTTCGGATTCCCACATGGCAGACGCCAGTGGAGCCGGGGACAGCCCCCCAATTCATTCGCATGGCCTCTCCGTGCTTGCGCTGGCCGATGGCGGTGAAAAATTGACATAGCTTCCATTCGAATCTGCTATGTAGGAAAAGGTTTGTCAGCACATCGCCGGAGGCCTCGGCGCTGCTAACGGCTACCGTCAGAATGGCCTTATTGCAGGCGGGTATCTTCTCGCTGCCGCCGTGCCGGGCACGCTCAAACTTCTTCACGGTGAAGTTGTAATCCCCCTCGGGGAGAACCTGAAATGAGTGTCCATCCTGCTGGATTTCATCATCCCAGCCAAATTCACGAGATGTGGTGTTATATTCGCTCATGCTGCATCTCCTCTCAAAGTTATCTTAAAACGGCAGCCGGTTGGGCTTTTCCGTAATCATCTGAACAATTTTTTCCCACCACGGCAGCAGCCATCCGTCTATAAATCCAGCCTCCTCCATCACGCTCCATGGGGTGTCCATAGTAAAATACCCCTTGTCTGCTATGATTTCCCGGACCTCTGTTTCGGACACATGTGCGAAGTCCATGAGTGTTGACAGTTTTGGGGGAACAGCATCCAGATTTGATGCAGGGGACAAGTCAACATTCATAGGCGGTTCTGGCTGTGGCTCCGGAAATTGGACAGATTCCTGCGCTGTCACAGGTTCCGCAGGAGGCACAACTGGGATAGTCCCCTGCGGAAACAGATACGGCTCGATAGCCCGGAAATCAAAGGGCATTTCCTCTGGCAGGCTATGACGGTTCTTTGCGTCCCAGCATGGATGGTGGGTAGTGTACATCACCCGCCGGCCGCCCTGGGCCTTGAACTTCTTCCCCTTATCGTCCGCAGAGACGGACATGGTTTTATAATTGGCAAACAGCAGCAGGTCTGACCATTCCTTTACCAATGGAGCGGTTTTCTTTTGCAGCTTCAGCTCCCAGCGGTCATAAGCGCCCATCTCATCTGGCTGCTCAAATTTACGCATCATGGCGTGAGCGGTCAGGATTACGTTGATCTCCCGGTCAATCACTTCCTCCAGAAGGTTCAGCAGCTTACCGAATTCTTCTGCCAGATAGACATAACCTTTTCCATATCCAAGGTCCTCTATTCCGCTCAATTTCCTGTTGGCGCAAATGCTGGCCATACATAGCTGCTCCGCCCAGTCCGCCGTATCGATGGCCAGCGTTTTGCACAGCCCAGGGGTGTCCCGGACATGCTTCACCTGTTCGGTCAGCTCCGCCCAGCTCTGGGGCCGGGGGAACCGGCGCACGTCCATAAAGGCGGTAGAACCCTCGGTGTCGATGTACAGCGGCTCCGGGAAGTGGGAGGCAAAGGTGGATTTCCCGATGCCCTCCGGACCGTAGAGGACCGCCTTCAGCGCCCGCTCCCTCTTTCCTGACAAAATTTGCATCAGAATACCCCTTCCTTCCATGATGCCTGTGCTGACGCCTTTGCCTCCTTGGCATAGCCGTCCTCAATGAGAATGGAGCACTCTCCGCCAGTGGACACCCGGGTGGCAATCCCCTGCAGCCCCTCGGCCTCCATCCAGGCGGAGAACTCTCGCAAGGTTTCCAGATCCATTTGCTCCAGCTTGTCCATAAGGATAAAGCCGCACTCCGGCTTTAATGCCCGGACAATGGCGGCGGATACCTTTAATTGATCGCTGCCGCTCATGCAATCCCAAGGCTTTCCATTGTAGGTCAGCTCCCCATTCTCTACCGACAGTCCTGGGAGGGGCAGGTCAGCTCCCTGCAAAAGGTCTGCCTTCTGCTGGCGTACAGCCTCCAGCTGAGCCGTCAGGCCGGCATACTGGTCTCCGTATTCCCTGGCCTCTGCCTCGGCCCGGGCCTTGTCCTGGTTGGTGCGGACCTTGACGTTAATTGCCTCAATGTCCCGGATACTGGCCTCCAGTTCCTCTGTAGATTCGTCCAGCAGGTCCAGCGCGGACTTTTCCGCAGTCTCGCAGTCCATACACAGAGAAGAGTATTTTTCTTTGGCGTCCGCACATCTCCGCTCCAACTCAGCCAGCTGCTCCTTGGCGATTGCCCGTTGCTCCTCCAGCTTCTTTGCATAATTCCGCTTGCGCTGGTTTTCCCCGTTCCGGGCAAGGATTTCCTGCTGGCGCTGGATCAGATTGTAGGCGGATACCAGCTCAGCAGGGGCATCAGGATAACTTGGCAGCTCCTTGGCGTATTTCACCTTCTGGTCAGCAATCTGTCCGATAGCGTGCCGCTGGTTATACAGCTCCTTCTCCTGACGGTCCAAAGCGTTCACCTGATCTTCCAGTCCAACAATACGCAGTAGGGTGGCCGCCTTGTCTCTACTGGTAGACTGCATGAAGCGAGGCATATCCAACGCCAGCTGTTCAACCAGGGAGTTGAGCAGCTGCTGGCCAGCCTTACGGCCCGAAGCGTCCGTTACCTTCAAGTCGCTGTTTTTCCCGGCTCGCTCCACAACAACGCCGTTGGAGAGAACCAGTTTCTCCCTGGGCGGGATGACGGACCCTTCCCGCTGGACCTGAGAAGGGCGGTAGCGATCCCCGCCCAGCGCCCACATGATGGCGTCAAGTACTGACGTCTTGCCCTGGTTGTTGCGGCCGCCAATCACCGTAAGGCCTGTGGGGGACGGGGTGATCTGTACAGCCTTGAT